GATCGAATCGCTGGAGGGCTCTGCTACATGGTTCCTCCAGCAAATGCTGATGACTGATGGCGTGAATGAGATGCTGCGTGGCGAGGTCAATGCCCACAGTTTCGGCAAGCGTTTGAGTGCCTTGGCTAGTGCCGGGGATTTCCCCCTCGAATACAGGCGCAAGACTAAGGAGCGGGTTTGGTGCATTAACCGCGAGGACTTTCAGGCATACCTTGAAAGTCCGATTCAGGAAGGAGAGCTCGATGATTTTTGCCCGTTCTAAGGCTTTTTCTGCTATGACATTTGGGATAAACATGACAGGTGCAAAACCACATGTCACGCCCAAATGTCATACCTCTAACTTCTCTAATCTTAACCTTTTACACTTCACTATGACATTTATGACATTTGATTGTGCAAAATTAGCAAATAAGGAAATAATGGGTATGTGTAATGTGTGTGTATATAAAATTGAATTTGATTTTATATATATAGGGGGGAATAAAAAACGCCAAATGACATGTCATAGTGTCACGAAGTGTCACACTCCGGCATTTACCCTCACCGGAAAGGAGGTGGCGTATGAGCCGTGACGATTACGCCAAGCGCGAGGCTGCCCGGAATGAATCCTACCGCAAAGCCTATCGCTCCGCCGACTTCAAAGCATGGGTGAAGTCTCTCACCCCGGAGCAGCGATTACACGCGGAAAAGCTCGGTCTGTTGGCTCCCCGCATTGACGGAGCTTCGGTTCAGCCGGGAGTAGAAGATTTGCCCCCGGTGCATACACCGAAAACGGATGGCGGCTTCGAGGGGCTTATCGATGGTAAGACCAGGCTGCAAGACCTCTATGCTTCTCTGGATGAGTACCACCGCCGGATGCTTCATTCGTTCATTTGCCGCAAGGGGCGTCCGAGGCTCCAATGGTCATGCCTGAGCTACCTGTGCGGGAACGGTACCTGTGCCAAACACGCCCGCCAGCTTGGTATGAGCAAGCAGGCCTTTCATTACCATGTCCGCTGTGTGCAGAAGCTACTCGGTTTGCCCCCGTTGGGAAACCAGAAGAGTGAAGCAGCCCGCGAGAAATATCGCCTGATGAACAGCCGCCGCAAGAAAGTCCAAGATTGATTTTTGACACGATTCCATTGGTATCATGGAATCATCAGAAATCGACACCTCAATGGAAACTCCCGCCACAGTCCCCGCGCAGCCCGATTTTAGATGTCGCGACGTCGCGACGTCTAACCTGACGGCTGTTGTCGCAACCGGGATTGATGGCATCCGATTTACCCCGCTCGGGCTCCAGCTTGAGACGGAGGAAATCAGCTCCGAGAATTATAACAACCTGTTCCGCTCGGTTCTGTCGCTGAGCAAGTCCTGCAACTGGCTGCTGGGTGACACGCTTCTGCTGGGCGAACGCACATGGGGCAACCGCTACGTTGACAGCAAGTATGAGGAGGCCGAAAAGGCCACCGGCATGTCCCGCAGCACGCTCCGCGATATTGTGATGGTTTGCCGCGCTTACCCGCACGAAACCCGCCACCCCGAGCTGTCCTTCAGCCACCACCGCGAGGCCGCCGCGCTAGGTGAAGATTTTACATCCCGCGACAACATTCTTACTCAAGCCGCTAAGGAGAAGCAATCTGTCCGAGATTTCCGCAAGGTTGTTCGCCAGCATCAGGCTGAAACCATGACCGAGGAGGAGAAGAGAGACATCCTGCCCAATGATGACCGCCCGTTCGGCCACATCAATCTCCCTACCAAGGAGGAAGCAGAAGCCGCGCTCCCCATTGCCTACGAACTCGACAAGGTCTTGCTCTGGCTCTCCAAGAATCCCCCGGAGAAGCTGACCGAGCATCACCGCGCGGAACTGAAACTGCGCCTAGTTCAGCTTGTGGAGTATGCACGTACTCTGGAAGATTTTGACGAGTCCCTTAATGTATGAACAAGAGCGTTTTAACTGCAAGCAGCAATCCGCGTGGAGTCCTGAGTATGGGGTCTCTGTATAGGAGAAGGCTTCCGCTGGCTCTCGATACTTTCTTCCTCCCTCCTTGCTTAAGCAAATAGCGCAAGCAGCATTTTTTTCACTTCCCACTTTTTAACAGTCCCCGCTGGCAGAAAATCACAAACTCCCAATCTGCTTGTCAGCAGGGAAAAAAGAAGCAGATAGGGTAATGGAGAATGAGTAGTTCCGGGCGGGAAATGCGGTCAGTATTTCCCGCCCGGCTTTTCCCACAGTTCTTCCTGTTTTTTCCTTAGCAATAAGACGTAACGCGCCATGGCTTTTTTGTAACCAGGCGAGTAATTTTGTTCTACTATGCATACAAGTCGAAATCAATCCTCTGCTGGCGGCGGTTCTTATGAACCAGCCGAAATGCTCCTTCGTGAACTGGCCGGAGATGTCCGCCATATCTGCATCATGATGGGGGTGAAGAAGTTTTACCCCCTCGACCCGGTGCCTGATAAACACCTCGGAGGCGTGGCGTTCCGGTATTCCCGGAAGCTGGTTAAGAACAAGAGTAACCTCGTCCGCATTTACGCTCTGCCCAACGGGCTCAGGCGTATGGAATGGCTGCACATGGGCGAGTTTGCAAGCCTAAGCTTGGTCGAGAGCGAGGACAACATCGCCCCTGACCGAATGGAAGAAGTGTGGTGGAATCATACCGCCTGTGCCGTTCGTCCCCCGTGGATTCTCGACTGCTTCAAGCAGAAGTTCCAGTTGGGCAGAACACTAATGACTCCCGCCGCGCAAGACACCTTTACGGAGCAAGAGCTGCACAAATGCCTGACCCGCCATAGCTCCGGTGATTGGGGCGATATCTGTGATGAGGATAAACGCTCGAATGATAATGCCCTGAAGTATGGCAGCCGACTCCTCTCCGTATACAGGTTTGACGATGGCCGCGTGCTCTGGATTATCACGGAAGCGGAGGGCGATAACGGGCAGCGGGCAGCCACCACGATGCTGTTGCCGGATGAGTATTAAAAAACTTTGAATCAAAAGCTCCTATAAACTAAAGACAAACAGCTTACATCTAAAAAACTTGGCTTTTTAGGATTGCTTTTTAGGGCAACGGAGAGTAATTTTCTGCCACATACAAACCTAAACCTCTTAACCGCAATGGATTACCTGTACAAGTTCGAAGTAATGGAGCGCGTGTCTCGCCCCGCAGAAGAAGAAATGCAGCTGCGAATCAGCGTTCTGATTGGTGAAACCTACCTCGTAGAAGTGACCCGGGAACGCTGGATTCACCGCAAGGGCTCCAACTGCTTCACCCCGGTTCACCGTACCCGCCAACTCGCTCGGACAATATGTGGGGACGAATGGTTCCTGCAAGACATCCTGTTCGACCTCTTCGAGGGGAACATGGAATCCGCTACTATCCAAGATGCTCACTCCCGAAAAAACGACGATGAACAGTTCTGATATTCATTTCATATTTCGTGAGCGAATCCGCGCCCGCTATCTTGCCCGGCTTGCAGACTACCGGGCAGCCCGGGCGATGAATGCCTCCCCGGAAACAGTCCGGACTCAGGCCTGCCTCCTGTCAGCCGCCGCGAGGTCGATGCAGAGTATTGGGGAACCTGTCGATTCTGCAACCGTAAGAGAGGCGCGAGAGCTGTGGCAAGAGTACAAGTAAAAAACCTTGAAACAAAAGCTCCTATAAACTAAAAGCAAACGGCTTACATTAAAAAAACTTTGCTTTTTAGGATTGCTTTTTGGCATAACGGAGAGTAAATTTCCGTCACACACAAGCCTAAACCTCTTACAGACAATGACACACGAAGAATTGCAATACCGCGCCGGATTTGACCTCGCTTCCTTTTTTGCCGCTCTGGATTCGTTCACCGAGGCTATGGAATACCTCCGCAAATACGACCGGAAGAAGGCTGTCCGAAAAGCCGCTATAGACCTGATGTCCGCCCGGGTTGCTGAGATTGGCGGCTACGCGTTATCGCGGCTCGAAAATGAAAAGGACGATAAAGACTCTTTCCGTGAGAGCTTTCTCGATTCTGCTCAATTTACCGCTCGGAACCTGCTGCATCAATACGCTAAGATATCTGCTTACCAAATTCCGGTAGACCCGGCCATTATCGAAGAAGCTCAATCCATCCTGTAAAATCCTTTTGACACCGGGCATCTGGTATGCCCGGCACAATTTCTCAGGAAGCCGCCGACAAAATCCTGTCGGCGGATTTTGCTAACATCGTCCAGAAGGTAAAATCCGGTAAGCCGCTCTCGACAGCCGAACGCGCCCGCGTGCAGGCTCAGGCCGCCGGAAGTACCGAGACTCTGGCCGTAGCCAATACCGTTGTCGAATTGGCCGCCGCGCTAGGCGTAACCCGCCGAACCATCAACAATTGGCGCAAAATCCCCGGAGCCCCGGAACCGGCATCCAACGGGAGCCACAATGTGTCGGCTTGGCGTGATTTTGTCCGCGCCAACTCCCTCAAGGGCGGAGAGGATTCCGTAGGAGCCCGCACGGATGCCCTGAAGGCTCGCAAACTACTGGCCGAAGTAGAAGAACGCGAGCTCCGCGTGGCCGTGAAAAAGGGAGAGTATCTTCCTACCGAAGAAGTCCGCCGTAGCTGGCTGGTGCTGGTAGGTAAAGCAATCTCCCTCATGCGAGCGAAGTTTGAGAACGAACTGCCGCCCATCATGAGCGGACTGGATGCCCAAGGCATACGCGAAGAAGCCAGCCGTGCCATCGATGAAATCTGCAGCATCCTGCACACCGGAGAAAGGGGGACTTCCGAATGAGCTCAGTATTAGAAGACCGATTTATCCGGCTCTGGGAACTGCTGGGCGGAGCCCCCTTGGAACGCGAATACCGCTTCTACCCACCGCGCCGATGGAAAGCTGATTTCGCACACCTGCCAAGCCGTACCCTCATCGAGATTGAGGGCGGCGTATGGAGCCACGGGCGGCATACGTCTCCCAAAGGCTTTCTCAACGATGCCGAGAAGTATCTGACCGCCACCTTAGCCGGGTGGAGCGTGCTGCGCCTGACAGCCCCGCAACTGGAGCCCGACATCATCCGGCAAATCATTCGCTATGTTCATGAACGAGAAGCTAATCAGCATTTGGCGTGAGGCTTGGAGACCTCCCGACCGTCAACCAGTATGGCAATGGGCGGAGGAGCATATTCACTCCATCCCCTATAGCCCCATGCCCGGGCGTTTCCGTATCGAAAACTCCTTCATGATTCGGGATGTCATGGAGGCCATTGTTGACCCGCGCGTGCGATTGGTGAGCATCATTGCCTCGGTGCAGAGCAGCAAGACTACCGCTCCGGAAATTGCTCTCTGTTACATCATAGCCAACCTCCCGGGACCAACTCTATGGCTAGACCAAACGGATGACGATGCCAAAGACCAAAGCGAAGGACGCTTGCAGAAGATTTTCGATGAATGCCCGCCTGTCCGAGCCCTGTACCCGGCAGACCGCAACAAGAAGCGTAATACCACCATCCACTTTGCCAACGGTATGACCCTCTGGATGGCCGGGGCTCACAATAAAAGCAATCTGCAACGCCGCTCCATCCGCTGGCTGATAGGAGACGAGACTTGGAGATGGCCTGTTGGCCACATGGCAGAGGCGGAGGCTCGCGTGACAGCATTCGGTTGGCTGGGCAAGTGCATCTTCCTCAGCCAAGGCGGCTTTGAGGGGGATGATACTCACCGCAAGCATGAAACCACCGACCAGCGGGAATGGCAGTTCCGTTGCCCCTATTGCGGCACCGAGCAGCCCTATCTCTGGCGTAACATCCGGTGGCCGAAAGACTGCCAGTCCGAGGACGGAGAGTACAATTACCGCCGGATTCGGGAATGCACCGTGATGGCCTGTGCCGAATGCGGGCATGAGTTCGAGGACGCGGACGAAACCCGCCGCCGCCTGAATGCGGATGCCCGCTTTGTCCCGCTTAATCCTCGGGCGGCTAAGGAAAATGTAGGCTTCCATTGGAACGCGCTTGCCACCATGAGCTGGGGGCAACTCGCGGAGCTGTATTTACGCGCCAAAACAGCCTCTAAAAAAGGCGATGAATCCTTGCTCCAGCAGTTTTACCAGAAGCGTCTCGGTCTACCCTGGAACGAGTTCACGGAGGATTTTTCAATCGAGCAGAGCTTGTCTGAGTACCTTATGGATGAGCATTGGGAGGAAGAAGCCGATATTAATGGTGTTCCGGTTCGCATCATGACCGTGGACGTGCAGAAAGGACACTTCTATGCCGTCATCCGGGCGTGGAGTTCTGTCGGTG